GTACTGGTCCTGTTTCACGAATCGCATCTGCTGTTAGTGGTGCATCCCGGCACTTGGAAAATGTGCCAGTTATTGGTGTTTTTGCTAAGGCAACCACCATAGGAGCTCGTGCTGTAGGGGCCATTGCTTCATTGTTTGGATTTACAAATGTACCTGTCATTGATAATGTACAGCCATTTAAGAATCAACCTTTCCATGCATTTGCATCGAGTGAAATCGGTGTTCCGCTGGAGAAGTTGACTTTGGACCCAAAGAATGAATTGACTATTGACCCAGGCATTGCAGGTTTACCTGCTGATGATGAATTAGCAATCGCACATATTGCCAAACGCGCCGGACTTATCCGTGTGTGTACTTGGAAAGCAAGCGATTTGACTGATGCAAGTTTATTCCGTGCAAATGTTACACCTACATGGTGTCGCACGGTGGGAAGTGCTCCCTCACAATATTATGTTGATTTACCGATGGGACATTTATCTCGTCTTTTTTCAAATTGGCGAGGTGATATCATCATTCGTGTTATGATCATCAAGTCTCAATATCATCAAGGTCGGCTTCGTATTAATTTTGATCCAGTAGGAAATATTTTTACAACGCCTAATTCTGAAACAACCACTATTACCAAGGTGGTTGATATTGAAACAACCGACTATTTGGAATTTCGTATTCCGTATATGCAACCACAATCGTGGTTGCGAGTCATTCCTACGATTGTTCGTGACACTTCGGGACCGGCTGAAGCCGATTCTCCTTATGTTACAGATTATCATAATGGTCGCTTCGAAATTCGTGTTTTAAACACACTCACAGCACCCGTAGCTACGGCTGATGTTAATCTAGCCATCTATGCGTATGCTGCTGATAATTTCGAGCTTGCCAATCCCAGTGATTTTCAGACACGGACTTCAGTGTTTGCCGTACAATCTAATGATGAAACGTACGAGCAATATGAAATGGGTAAGTGCACTGCACGCCCAGCTGAAATTATGTCTGTCAACTTTGGCGAAGATATTCGTTCAATGCGCTCTTTGATGCGTAGGACGACCCTCCATATGGTTGAGGGAACGCGGAATTCTATTACCCCTACGGTGGCTAGTACTTACGCACTTGTGACGCAGTTCCGAAAGAACATTTATCCCCTATTTTATGGTTTTGATTCAAATTCGGATTACTTTCTAAACGGTGTCGTAGGACTTCCTGCCCCAGGGAATAGGTGTAATGAAACACCATACACCTGGATGGCTCCACTTTTTGTGGGCCAGCGAGGTAGTATGAATTACGCTTTTAACCATGTAGACCCAAAGACCACTAAGAATTTCTTGGTGCAACGCCACAATGAACCGTGGACCACTACTGGGCCTATTCTCACGTTTACGAATTATAACAGCACTGGTTTAGTTCCCAATGGTATCGATCCACTCTATGGTGGTATTACAGGACAAGCCTTGCAGAATGAATTGACACAAACTGGTTTACAGTTTAGTGTTCCCTTCATGAACAAGTTTCGTTTCTGTTCTACTTCCCCAGGAGACCGCGCTAATGGTGCGGACTATGACGATACAGAGAACAACAACTATGTTGTTACTTCAACAACGTTTGAGCCCCAGTTGGCTGGCAGTACGCTTCCAGTGGGAGCGACTGTCCTTGAATACCATGCAATTGGTGTAGATTATACACCATTGTGGTTTTTGAGTACTACAAAGCGCTGGATTTATAATACCGGCGCCATTTAGGCTACCAAGCCTCCAGAATACAAACTGGATAACAAATACAAATGCTATCGGGCACGATCCGTGGCAGCCTATTCTTTAAGTTTAGGTACTAAAACGCAATGAGATTTATCTCTTTCCGGTTATACAATGTACTTTGAGCCCCTCAAAAGGCCAATCTAGATCACTACAGATTTTTGTACCCGGAAACGGGGAAATTTTTACTGGAGTACTAGTCGTGACATTATATAATTGGATTGCGCAGGAGTCG